GCATGCATGTGTTGAGCGTCAGCCATCGCCATCTTTGTCTCTTGTTTTTTCTTATAGATGTGCGTTGCCGCGTTCAATCCCAGCTTTAATGCACTAAACCACATGATTTAGTACGCTTTAGATTTTCTTCTCTTCTCTGGTCTTACTGCGCCCTGTCCAGGTATCTCCATTTCAGGCTTACCAGTAGAGATGTAGTTAAAAGCACCGTCAGCAGTAGTTTTTGATCTAGGATCGATCTCGATACTCTGCTCCGCAACTTTAACATCTTGGATTTTATCTAGTTTTTCCATTTTTTCTCCTTATTCCAGCTTCTCGCAAGGCAATTGCGATTGCTTGTTTTCTTTTTTTAACTTTTTTATCAGATTTTCCGATAGAAAGCTTGCCTTTTTTAAATTCTTTCATGACCTTTGAGACTTTTTTCTGTTTTTTATCCATATTAATCCCTTTTTGTGCCAACAATTATAGAATCTGGCATCATTTCCTTGCTAGAGGGTAGGGTTTTACTTAAAATTGTTTTTTGTATTGATGTATCTGCTCTCATTTTAGACAATTCTTCGTTTTGCTCTAATTTATTCTCTTGATTTTCTTGATTCATCATCGCTCTCATCTTATCAAGGTTCAATCTTTCTGCTCCCTCACGCTCTTTTCTCATATTCTCTTGAGCTCTAAGGTCTAATTCTCTGTCTCTTAATTTAGCGATAGGGTCATTTGCAAAATCACCTAATATTTTCTTCTCTTCCTTGTTATAGTCTTCCATCATCTCTGCAATCAACACAGCTTTTCTAGATTCTATCTTCATAGTTATGTCCATCACACCCTGTTGTATCGAAGGATTTTGCATAGCTTGTGGATCTTGTTGTATTTGTTGTAGTTGTGCTATCTCTGATTGATACTCCATCTCTACTTGTTCTAAAGACATCAAAGATATGTGTTCGAAAATATTTTTTTGCAAACTTGCCATCACCACAGGATTATTTCTAGCCATGTTTGTTCCCATAAAATTTAAATGTGCTGTGATATGTGCTTGATGATCTTGCCCCTTGAACGCTTGAAAAGGTTTTCCAGATAAAGCCTGTATGTGTTCCACAGCTGGATCCATAGGTGCAGGTCTTGCTATTGGTTTTAGAATTGTATCTATATTTTTTACACCCAAAGCTTCATACATGTTTCTATACGCAGCATACAAATTATGAAGCTGTGGGTTGGAGCTAGCCAATTGCAGCTCCGTTTGGGCAATAGAAATTCTTTGCGCTTGAGAGAAAATATTTGGATCTGCAACTGGTATGATGTCTATCTTGTCGTCAAAGTCTTGTTGTTTAATTATTCTTTGACCTCCCACGACATCATATGGGTATTCGTTTGGCAGGTATAATTTAAATACTCTAGCCATTAATTTAAATTCGTTTTTAAGTGCTGTATAAATTCTTTTGTGGATCGCTGACATTGTTCTCGATCCACGTTCTAACAAAGCTACCGTCGTGCCCACTGCAGCTTGTTGATTACCCTCGCCTACTTGGAGATCAGCTATGGATGCGAAACGCTGACCTGCCGAAACCACGACGCCCATAAGTTGTAATAAGGTTGCAGATGGTTCTTTGAAAGGAAGTGTCATAAAAGAATCTTTTATGTTACCGCCTGGTGCATCTACATCTCTAAATTCTCCTGGTTGTATGGATTGCGCATCATCTCTAATTCTAATGCCACGCATTTTAAATCCTGCAGGTAAATTAGAAAGTGTCCCTGCGTCGAGCAACGAACGTAGGGCTGTCGTCGCTGTTCTCGATAATCCACCGATCATGTGGATCAAACCAAAACCATAAAAACCTAAACCGGGTAAAAATTTAAAATGAACAAAGTATGGTATCTTTTGTTTCTTGTCGTCACCTATCTCATAATTTCTTCTAATAGATAATATTTCTCTTGAGCCTTCTTCGATAGTTACGATGTATGGTAATTTAATTCCTGTAATATCGCCGTCAGGTCCACGGTCCTCGAACCCCTCTAGATCTAGATTGATATGAAATTCTAGAAGCGTGTATATGTCTTCGTTAAAGTTTCTTTTAGTTCCCTCTAACATTCTTTCTTTTTTCTCTACTTCTGTCTCCATGTTCATGGGCCTTGGTAAATCTACATCACGATAGAACCCACCAACCTGTTGTTTACGTAAATCGTTTTCAGACATTTTAATTCTGTGGATCACGGCCTCTGCATCTTCTAAAGATGTTGCGTTGTATGGCACGATCAAATCATCAGCTGGTACAAACTTAGAAACGGTCCTACCTAAAAGATCGTCATAGTAAACTTTCTTAAAGGAAGAACCGCTAAGAGGGAGATAAAAAAGCATTTGGTCAAACTCTGGTTCGTACTCTTTCATCACATCCATGAGCTGATAGTTCATGAATTCTTTTACACGTTCTGCTTGGTCATTCTTTTGTGGACTTGGCATTCCGATTATTCTTGTTCTTACAGGACCATCTGCAGGTAGTAATTCTTTATATGCTAATGCTTGAAACTGTGTAACAGCTTCAGCTAACACCGGGTGTGTGGCACCACTTGCGCCTTGGAAAGGTTGCGAAGGTGTTTCGTATTTGAATCCTAAAAGATCTAAACCTTTTGCATAACTATCTTCCCAATCTTTTCTTGATGCTTTGTACTCCTGATAGTTTTGCACTAACTCAGATCCAAGAGGATTTAAAACCTCTTCTGGTAATAATTCTGCTAGGTTATCAAAATGACTCTCACCCTGTTCTTGGTTAAAGGCACCTGGTTCAAAATCAATCTCAGCACCACCATCTTCTAATTCTGTAATCTCCGTGTCGCCAGGATCAGGTAAGGTTTCTTTAATTTTTATCTCCTCTTCAACCTGTTCAGCTACGGGTGGTATTTCTATGGTTTTTTTATTTGGTAAACTTTTGTCTATTGCCATGCTTTTTCTCCAGTCTCACATCTTTAACAGTATTATATTCAATATTCAACCCTTGTGGTGTGGGACCACTTTCAGGGGGTATTGTTGTTGTCAACTTTTTAGGCTTTTTGTATTTACTAGGGTGTTTAAATGTAAATGTCATCACCAATAATATTTGTAGTTTTTTCTAGGTAAAGGCTCTTCTTTATAGTCATCTGGATGCATAATCAAGCCTCCATCTCTAAATCTCATCACTGCCTGTGTGGTGCTATCAACCAAATCATCATGATCCCCATACGGAAAAGCAGCACATTCCTCTATGACCTCTTGGGCAAACTCTCTGGCTTTAGGTGCGTATATCCTACCAGACTCAAAAAGTGGAGCCACAGAATTTACTCTAGCATGTTTATCATTACCACGACTGGGAGTAAAATCTGCAACAGGTATACCCATACGACGTAACTCAAATATCAAAGGTAGTCCTGCAGCCTTTGCCTCTACCAAAACTGTCTCAGGTTTCCAATACATGTATTGATCATACGCTATACGTTTTAGTTCAGGAAACTCATATCGTCCTTTAACAGCATCTATTAACATCAAGCATTGTGGTGAATCCTCATCCTCTCTAAACACGCCCCATGTTGTGATGGCAGAATAATCCGCAGTTTGTTTTTTAAGAAATGCAGTGTCGTAAGATTGTATAACGTGTTCCAACACAGGCATCTCCTCACTCTCCCAATCCATCCACCATTCTCGTTTAATCAAAGCTCCCTCGTCCGAGGTTGGGTTTTGCATGTACTGTGCATTCCATTTATTTACACCTGCAGATGCTTTAACAGCTTCAAGATCCTCGAGCTTCCAATATTGAGGCCACATAGGTTCACCGCTTGGCATAATCGCAGGGAACTCTATTACCTCCCATTGATCTGCTTTCTCTTCTTTCTGTGCGTTCAATAACATCTGCGTTAAATCTTTTTTACTCCATCTTGTCATGACAAGAATAATTCTACCGCCTGGTTGTAAACGTTGTCTGGGTCCTGAAGTATACCACTCGTATGTTTTTTCAAATGCGTTGGGTGAGTTTATATCTTGCTCTGAGTGTGGATCATCGATGATGAGAAGATCAGCACCTCTCCCGGTTACCGCACCTTGGACACCGACTGCGAAATACTCACCGCCCTTTGATGTGTTCCATCTTCCTGCAGCCTTTGAGTCTTCTTGTAATCTTGTTGTAAAAAGTTTTTGATAAGGTTCACTATCAATTAAATTTTTTGTTTTACGACCAAAGTTTACTGCTAGCTCTGCTGTGTGAGTTGCTTGAATTATTTTAAGCTCTGGATAATTACCTATCATCCATGCAGGTAGAAAGTAAGATGCAAACTCAGACTTTGTATGTCTTGGTGGCATATTGATAATTAACCTAGTCAGTTCACCACTAGCTATTTTATTAAATTTTTCTGATACTTCTTTGTGATGTTTACCTTCAATAAACTGTGGCCACATTCTTTTAACAAAGGTTAAAAAATCTGCTCTAGCAGCTGTAGCTTTTTGGTTTTCATAGCCAGCTATTATATTCTGTTTTAATCTTTCTCTTTCCTGAACATCAGGAATTTTATTGATTGTTTCTAAAGTTAGTTTCATATGGAACCAGAAAGTATTTTATAGGATAAATTATTCAAATCAAGCAATATAAGGGTATATGTTAGGATCCCTTTTGCACAAACGCGAATCGACAAAAATAAAAAATCCAAAAAACCAAAACGGTCTGGTACCTCTATGAGGGGTGAGAGATCGGGGTGGGCCCCGCCCACATGCTCTTCTCTACATGTTGTGTTTTATATTTTTGTTGACACAAGATCTAGTTATGCAGTTTTTGCATAGGATAATCTAGGAGGTGTGACAATTATGTACTATAATATCCTATAAAATAATATAAGCTTTTATTTATGAAAGGAAATAAAAATATGACTAAATCAAAAGAGACACTCAAAGCGTTTGTTGGTGAGGTTATCAACGAGATGATACACAACAATGACAATTGGGTTAAAATGTTTGGTGATGAAAATTTGTTACCTGCAACTAATGCAATAACAAAAAATAGATACAAAGGTATTAACTATTTTATGTTAGCTGCTACTACTAGAGACAAAGGCTATAAACAAAATGTTTGGGCTACTTATAAACAATGGGCAACAGTTGGCGCTCAAGTTACTAAGGGCTCAGAGTCTACAACAATTATTTTTTATAAGCCGCCAATGTATAAAGACAAAAAAACTGGCAACATAATTACAGGTCGAGTTAATTATTCGGACCACGAAAAAGTAACTGGTCCAATAATGAGCGCGGCGAGCGTGTTCAACGTTGCGCAGGTTGATTTGTCTAATTCAAGTTACAAAGTAGAAGAGAAAACAAACACTCAATACTCAGTAGCTAACATTGACAAGTTTGTAAAAGATACCGGCGTTAAGATCATTTTTGAGGATGACACTAGCTGTTATTATCAAGAGTCAAAAGATCTTATCAACATGACACCAAAAGCAAAATTTCATGACACTAGCGACGCGGATGCGACTCAGCATTATTACGCGACTCTATTTCATGAATTAACTCATGCGACTAAACATAAGTCTAGATTAGATAGAAGAGCGCAGTTTCAAGACGACGCTAAAAAATCTTACGCTTATGAGGAATTAGTAGCTGAGTTGGGTTCAGTTCTACTGTCACAACATTTTAATCAGACTAAGACGGTTAGAGAGAACCACGCTCAATACTTAAACAGTTGGATAAAAGCGTTACAAAAAGATTTTACTTTTTTGACTAGCGCCGCTCAAAAAGCATCAGCAGCTGTTGAGTATTATTTAAATCAACAATCAAAACAAAGGGCAGCGTAAGCTGCCCGGAAGGGACGACAATGGACAAAGCAAAGTTTAAAGAGGAAATGAATAGAGCGAAAGAGCGCATATATTCAATGAGAGAAACAGCAGGAGGAAAGCTGTCTATCAAAGAACACATTGATGAATATTTAATTAGCTACGCTTTATTAAACATGTCTGATGAAGCTTTTCAAAACGCTTTAAAAAAAGCAAAAGAAAAAGCAGCTTAAATAGGAACACGGGCCACGAACAGTGGCCCGTGTTTTTTTATTTTTTTTAAAAAAAGGGTGGGCCCCGCCCACATGCTCTTCTCTCGACGGTGTTGCCTTTCGGCAACACCATTGCTTTTTTACAACTATGCAGATTTCTCTACATCGACAAAGGACTTGTAAAAAACTTGTTGAATTTTATATTGAGTGTGACGCCAAGAAAATCTCGGAGATAAACGCTCAATCGAGTCCTTTGCATCTTTGTAATTTCTAGCGTCGACCATACTAGTAAAGCTGTCAACAACGTCAATGTCTGTGTTTCCATTGTCTTTATCTTCACTAATTCTCAACACTAAAAAACTCGAATGTGTATTTTCCATCATGATTATTCCTCCTTTCATATTGACAATATAGGATTTCCTGTTAATAATGTCAAGTAGAAAGGACAAATAAAATGAAAAAATATAGATGTACTTTAGATGTTGATAAAGACTGGATTGATAACTTTAATTTAGTTTTCAATACTGAAGATGAAAATCACGCTGAAAGTTTAGCTATGATTGAAGTTAAACAAAATCTTCATGACTACATTACAGTGTATGTAGACCTGGAGGATGAGGAGGAAGATGAAAATAAATAATTTAATAAAAAAACTAAATGAGGAAAATGCTCCTCCAGGTGGTTGGAAAGATGAAGACAAGGTTCAACTTGAATGCCGTGCCAAGAAATGTAGCAGCGTTCTCAGACCTGATTGGACATCCAGGCTCGACCCAAGATATTGTTTAGATTGTATGCCCTGGTAGATATTAGTAAGCGCTGATCCTAGATCAGCGCTTATTTTTTTAGGGTGGGCCCCGCCCACATGCTCTTATCTATGTTTCACGTGAAACATCGTAGGTGCGACAATAATGTCCTTGAATGTGTAGGATATTCTGTTATAGTGTTTGTATGAGTAAAGTTAGAAAGATAATAAAAGTCCTAGCTAGAAAGTGCAAGGGCATGGGTCGTAAAGAAAAAATTCAGGAAATGAATAGAGGTCTTACGGCTTTGGCTTTGGTTTGGTTAAGACAGACAAGGGATCATGGTATAACTCATTTAGGTTTTAATTATGAGGATATCTTGGACGTTGAAAAATTACTGAAGCGTGCTTCAGTAAGAAGATAAAATTAAAGTTAGGGGCGAGCAATCGCCCCTGCTGATCCCTGGTCGGTGAGACTGTTATGCCATGGCCGCGCAAGTGTCTTGTTCCACCGACCTGGGATCAGTGAATGGTTGCCCTGGCGATTAAGTTCGAGGAGGCTTTATAACTGAGTGCAAACTGATCAGAGGCTTGCTGTGAGAAGGGCTCTGGGATCATCCTGTAAGCAGCGAGCCTCGCCTCAATCAATTTATAGTAAACAAGCCCCCCTCCCCCCGGGTGGGCCCCGCCCACATGCTCTTCTCTCGGTGCGTCAGTATGTCCTATTTTATCCTACAAATAATAATATAGGATTATCCTATAACTAATAACAAAAGGAGTAGTTATGAAACCAATAAGAAGCAACGAGCTTGAATTCTTTAAGGAGTTAATTAGAGACAAGTTCAACGACAAGGAAGAGGCAGTCAAATCAGAAATCCACATGGAAGCTGATAAGCTGTCTCAAAAAAACAAAGCGTCATTCCCAAAGGCATGTGGCGTGGATAAGGAGTTAAAGACACTCAAAAAAGCAAACGATGAGTATTTAAACTTCATAAGGTCTAAATCAACCGTGGAAGCAAAACTATTGCAGAAAGTTAGTGATATTGCAGAAACTATTAGCAGTAAACTAAGTAGATTAGGCAAGACTAGACAATGGTGTGAGAGCTTTGATAACTTCAGCCCTAAAGAAGATGGGCCTGAATATTTTACCAATAAGCTCGATGATTTATGCTTTCAGGAAGCAGAAAAGCACATCAAGAAGGGCCATAAGATATATAACGCCCTTCGAGAGAAGCGAGATAATTGTAAAGTTATCATTCATACAGGTAGTGACATTAACAGCACAGTTAAGACGCTTCAAAAAGAAATGGCAACCGCAGATATACGACTTGCCATTCCTAACAACTTACTTCAAATAGCTTCAAACTAAACGACCAGTGGCCCTCGCAAGAGGGCCATTCTTTTTTTGTTTTTTATTTTTTTGGTGGGCCCCGCCCACAAGCACTAACCACAGGGAGGGCCCCGCCCACAAGCACAACCCACAGGCAGCAGGCATGGGGTGCGACACTATTATCCTTTTTATTATGGGATATTATGGTAATGTTTCCTTGCGCCCTCATTTGTAGATTTATCGGCGCCATAAACTATAAATCTTCAGTGTTCGATTGTGGGGTTGTACTACACTTAAAATTGGGAAACCCTCGGGACTGACCCTGTATCACACCGCGCTCCTTGCGCCGTCTTTACAGGGTGCTGATCCCAGGTCCTAGTGATTCGTTTTGCTAGCGTTGAGCGTATTTTGTGTAAGGCCTTGCACATAGACGCTAGGACCTGGGATCAGGGTTCTGATCGGGCAATGCGCCCAGGCATGGAACCTGTTGTTAATTCTACCGTTAAAATGTCGGGGAATGGGTAGGTACTCGAGGCAACAGGCTAAGCCCTATTTTAAATTTTCAAGGAACAAGCAACATGCGGAAAGGCCACAAGCCACAGGCGTAGGCATAGGGAGGGCCCCGCCCACAAGCGCGTGCACCGCGGTCCCTTCATAAAGTTTTATGCCAGAAGGCTCGAGGGCCTTTGGCAGGTATTTTACCATGATGAAACTGTTCTTTGGATGTCTGATATGGAACGATATTTGGTGTGGTGACAGCCTCGGAAACTTACTCAAACTTACTTTTAATTCGACGGTAAAAAATTTATTATATTTGTTATATCCCAACAGATCTGGCGTGCCATGAGCAGCAGAATTTTCAAGCCTAGTCCAGCTTATTTCACATTTATGTTCTCTGATTTGCTTCCAAAATTTAGACTCATTCTTCTGCATTTTTTAGAGTAATTTTCAGAGTAAGTGTGGTTTAAAATTAGTCACCAATCTTCTTCAAAACTTTACCCATGTTCCAGGATTCAGCCTTGACCGTAAACACCAATCTATGGCTCTCACGGTGACCTATAATTTTATTCTCTAGCAATTGCAAAGAAGTTACATCATAAAATTTACCGTCAGGTAAACATATTTGCACCCTTGCATTTTGGGCAGAGGGAGATACCATCATCTTATCTAACACTTGACTTAATAACTTTCCATTCATTCTTACTTGCAATATATCCTATATTTTATATATTTCAACCATGGGAGTACCAAAAAGATTAACAGAAAAACAATTAAAGTTTGCCAATCTAATCATAGCTAACGAAGGTAGAAAGACAGC